CCTACTTATATTGTGCTCCCGGGAGAAGGGATACTTTCACAGCTTGGTCCCTACGGGGCGGTGTCCACTGTCGGATCGGCAACGATCTTCTACGCTTAACTGGAGAAAATAATGGCTACTAAAGGTATAAATCCATTCGCTGCATTTCAAAAGGCCAAGGGCAAGTCCGACGGAGACGTTGAGACCAAGGCCGAAACCAAGAAGTATGGCAAAGAAGGCTCCAAGAAAGAGGAAGCCTTCGACAAGACCGAGATGAAAAAAGGTGGTGGTGTCAAGAAGTTTGCTCGGGGCGGCGGTGTGGAGACCAAAGGCAAGACTCGTGGGAAAATCTGCTAAGGGGTTGACGTGGCAACTTCCGGTACAACTGCGTTTGCTCTTGACTTCCCCGAGATAGTCGAAGAGGCGTTCGAGCGGGCGGGTTCGGAAAGCCGCAGCGGATATGACTTGCGCACGGCGCGCCGGTCTATGAACCTGCTGTTCGCGGATTGGGGAAATCGGGGAATTAATCTCTGGACGATTGACTCCGGAACCATCAACTTGGTCCCTGGAACGGCCACCTACATTCTCCCCCCGGACACCGTTGACCTGATTGACCATGTTATTCGTACCGGCGCAGGAAACGTCTCAACGCAGGCCGACCTGACTTGCACGCGGATCAGTTCCAGCACCTACGCCACAATCCCGAACAAGCTATCCCAAGCGCGCCCCCTGCAAGTATGGATACAGCGGCTGGAGGCCCCACAAGTTACCCTCTGGCCGGTCCCCGATGCAGCGCAGACATATCAGCTCGTGTACTGGAGGCTGCGCAGGCTGCAGGATGCTGGCAACGGGGCCAATACCCCGGATGTGCCATTTCGCTTCCTTCCCGCACTGGTTGCGGGGCTAGCCTACTATTTGGCACTAAAGCTGCCGAATGGGCTGGATCGGATACAGATGCTGAAGCAGCAGTACGATGAAAGTTGGGAACTAGCCAGTTCCGAGGACAGAGAAAGAGCGACACTGCGGTTGGTTCCACGGCAGATGCACATTGGGTGATGTATGGGGAGCCCTTTCGCCTCCGGTAAAAAAGCAATATCGGTATGTGATATTTGTGGGTTCCAGTTTTTGCTGAAGAACCTTAAGTACGAGGTCGTTAAGCAGAAGCGCACGGGGTTGTTGGTTTGCCCGGAATGCTGGAGCGTGGACCATCCGCAGTTGATGCTTGGCACGTTCCCGGTACATGACCCCCAGGCGCTACGGAACCCGCGCAGGGACAACAGCTATGTACAGTCGGGCACTTTGGCCGACGGTTCGCTTGGAGAAGGCAGTCGGGTAACGCAGTGGGGGTGGAACCCCGTTGGTGGTGGAAACAGCACTGTCTCTTCGCTAACGCCCAACTATCTGGTAAGTGGTGTGATAATCGGTACCGTGACAATCACAGTTTCGTAGGAGAAAAGTATGGCTACCAAAGACAAAACAGTTCCCGTCCAACAGCAAAAGTCTGGGGGCGGCGGCAAGACGAACGAGGACATGCTGAAGCTGGGCCGGGGTATGGCTAAAGTTGCAAACCAGAAACGGAGCAAGTGATGGCTACTAAAGACACTGCGTCCCCGACTCCGGGTAAACGAGAAGCGAAAGTAACGCCGCGCCCCGACTGGATTCCAGCAGACGGCGTGTCTATTGGCGACAAGGGCGGTGTCAAAACCTCCGGCATCAAGATTCGCGGTACAGGCGCTGCCGTTCGTGGCGTAACTGCGCGGGGGCCGATGGCCTGAGCATGGACTACAACAGTCTCGTTTCTGCCGTCTCGTCCTATCTTGAGAACACGTTTCCCAAGGCGGATATGGATTTGTTCATTGTCCAGGCGGAGGCTCGCGTATACAACACGGTCCAAATCCCAGTGCTGCGCAAGAATGTGACGGGGGTACTAACTGCCAATAACAAGTACCTGGCCTGCCCCGATGACTTCATTGCAACCTACTCGGTAGCTATTGTGGACCCTGTTACGGGAGCGTACAGCTTCTTGTTGAACAAGGACGTTAATTTCATTCGTGAGTGCTACCCCGTCCCCACTGCTACGGGTACGCCTAAATACTATGCACTGTTCGGTTCCAGATTGGCGCAGCCCACAGAACTCTCCTTCATTCTTGGCCCAACACCGGATGTTGGGTACGCGACGGAACTGCACTATTTTTACTACCCCGAGTCAATCACCACCACGGCGAGCGGAACAACCTGGCTGGGCGACAACTACGACCCTGTGCTGTTGTACGGAACGCTGATTGAAGCGTACACGTATATGAAAGGTGAGGCCGATTTACTGCAGTTGTACGTAGCTAAGTATACGGAAGCTATGCAGCAGTTGAAACGCCTTGGCGATGGTTTGGAGCGCTCCGATGCGTACCGTTCAGGACAAGCAAGGGTAACAGTACCATGATCTCTCAAACCGCGACCACCTCGTTCAAAACAGAGCTGCTTGAGGCAGTGCACAACTTCGGCCCTACGTCACCGGACACGTTCAAGATCGCGCTGTACACAGCGGCAGCAACCATTGGTCCAGCGACAGCCGTATATACAGCCACGGGGGAAGTATCTGGTGCGGGGTATACCGCTACGGGGCAGGCGCTGACAATATCGCTGTCTCCCACGGCGGGCAGTAACATTGGGGGGGTTCCTACAGCGTACATTTCGTTCACCAACGCGGAGTGGCCCAGCAGCGCGTTCACTGCCCGTGGGGCTTTGATCTACAACGCCTCCAAAGGGAACAAGACAGTTGCCGTGCTCGACTTCGGGGCGGACAAGACCGTAAATGTGGATACATTTGTTGTTATTTTCCCAACTGCAGACGCCAACAACGCCGTTGTGCGTATTTCTTAATCAGGAGCTACCATGCCTACAGAAAATTCAAAAGCCCGGGAGCACTTTTCCGCAGCGCTTACTACACACCCGAAAAGCAGTGACGTGGTTGGCGCTGGGGGCGTGTACACAGTTACCTGCACCGGGCCGGACGGGAAGGTTAAGTGGACAGACACATTCCACAACCTCGTTACGAATGTTGGCCTCAAGAGCATGAACGATGTGTACTTTGGAGCCGCCACACAAATCGCTACCTGGTACATGGGGTTGGTTACGGGGCCTGGTTCTGGCACCACTTATGCCGCAGCAGACACGTTGGCCTCACACGCAGGCTGGACAGAGAATACGGACTACGCTGGCAACCGCAAGGCAGTAACATTTGGCGCAGCCACCACAGCCAACCCGTCTGTCGTAACCAACACACCGACAGCCTTCGCCATCAATGGCACGGCTACTATCGCGGGGGCGTTCCTCTGCAGTGTAGCCACGACAACTACCGGCACGCTGTTCTCCGGGGGCGACTTTACGGGAGGCGATAAATCCGTAGCGGACGGGGATGCGCTTAACTGCACGTATGCTTTCTCGCTGACTGCGGCATAAGGAAGTGCGGTGTTTGGGGATGCTGCATTCGCGCAAACGCCGTTTGCCTCTCTAAGGGGTAACGCGTACGCGGCGGCACTGGCCGAGGCCGCTACAGGGGCAACTTCAGAAAGCTCCCTGGTTGTTTGGGGAGGCAGTATTGCAGAGGGGGCTTCGGCCTCCTTCAGTTATCTTTCCAGTGCAGTTTTTGTAGGAGTATTGGCTGAGGCGGCAACGGCAAGCAGTACGGAAGACACGCTAAACAATACGTTTTATGCAGCGGTGACGGCGGGGGCTTTGGCATCGAGCAGCACATCGAGTACGGCGGTTTTCGCTACCCAGATGGCCGAAGCTGCTGCGGTAGCAAGTGGGGTATCGGGGGCCGGAGTTTTCTTGGGGGGTGTTGTAGAAGCGGCACAAGCAGCGGATAGTCTGAAGAGCGGGCTATTTTACTTTACCAGCATAGATGAGGCGGCTTCCGGCGCAGGCACTTTTGTACCCAGGGGGGTCTTTGCACCACGCATAACAGAGGGCGGGCACGTGGCGGGGAATCCCGTAACGGAAAAAACGGTGCATGCCTGGCCGGATGGGGTTCAGCTACACGTCTCTGTTGGGGGCACCTTGGTATGGGGAATAGTTGATGACAGTCAGGACGCAATCTGGCAAAATGTAGATGGTTCGCAGACTCCCGGTTGGGCAGGTGTAGTCGATGCGCAGACCCCCGGCTGGATCGTTGTTTCAACGTAAGGACAAACAGTGGCGTTAGTTCTAAAAGATCGCGTAAAGGAAACCACTACCACCACGGGTACGGGGGCACTGACACTTGCCGGGGCAGCCACTGGGTTTCAGTCTTTTGCGGCCATTGGTAACGCGAACACCACTTACTACACCATTTACGACTCCGTTACGGGCGCATGGGAGGCGGGCGTAGGTACGTACACTGCGTCGGGCACAACGCTCTCGCGGGACACGATTTTGTCTTCCAGCACAGGTAGTATCCTGACACTGACGGCGGGAACCAAGGATGTGTTTTGCACGTACCCGGCAGAAAAGGCCGTAAATCAGGACACTGGAATTTCAGGAGGAGCATTCTAAATGACTGCATACACATCTCTTTTGGGGCTAGCACTACCGACTACAGGAACTTCGGCCGGCGTGTGGGGCGACCTGGTAAGCCACTCCCTTACTTCGCTTGCAGATACTGCTATCGCGGGCACCACCACCTTAGCTACTGACGCAGACGTTACGCTTACTACAACCAATGGAGCTGCAGACCAGGCACGCAGCGCTATCTTGCTTTGGACTGCAACGGGGTCCACGACACGAAACATAACGGCACCGGCGCACAGCAAAATGTACCTTGTCGTCAACGCGACAGGGGGAACGCAGAGCATCGTTATTCGTGGCGTAGGCCCGACTACTGGGGTTACAGTTCCGGCGGGGTACAGCGCACTTGTGGCCTGGAACGGTTCTGATTTCGCTACAGTAGCGAACAATATATCTTCGGGGGGGACATTCTGATGGCACAAACCGGCTTTACGCCCATATCTATTTACCATAGCGGGACGACAACCAACGTCCCGACAAACACCAATCTTGCTGCTGGCGAGCTTGCGATAAACTTTGCGGACGGCATTCTTTTCTACAAGGACGACGCCAACGTAGTGCAGAAAATTGCGTACAAGCTGACTCCTATTGCGGCAGGGGGCACGGGAGCGACTACGGCCCAGGCGGCCATAAATGCTTTGGTAGGCGGGGTTACGGCGGGGCAGATAGTACAGGGGAATGGTACAAACATTGTGCTTGCCGCCGCTCCAACGTGGAATCAGAATACCACAGGCAATGCAGCCACAGCAACTACAGCAACTACAGCAACTACGCAAGCTCCAGCAGACAGCTCGACAAAAATAGCAACGACAGCTTATGTTGACAATGCAGTGCTCGGACAGCAGTTCAAAGAAGCTGCTAAGTACGCAACAACTGCTGCGCTCCCGACTGTAGTTTATGCCAATGGGTCTAGCGGGGTTGGGGCAACGCTTACGGGCTTTGCTGTTGGTGCGTTGGCTATTGACAGCGCTTCTCCTTCGGTAGCAGACCGTATTCTTGTTAAGAACCAGGCCTCGTCTTTGCAGAACGGCATTTATGTAGTTACAGCTACGGGTTCGGGCATTGCCGTGTTTGTTATGACACGCGCAACAGACTTCGATATGCCCACGGACATAAAGACCGGGGCTACGATCTATATTGTTTCAGGCACGGCCAATCCAGCAACTACATGGACGTACAACGCAGCGGACGCTCCAACAATCGGCACAGATGCGTTAACTTTCGCACAAGCTGCGGGTATTGGGTCGCTGACAAGTGGCAACGGTATCACTATAACGGGAGCCTCGGTTGCAATAGATACGGGGGTCACAGTTGACAAAACAACTGCGCAGACACTCACGAACAAAACACTGACAAGCCCGACACTCACGACGCCCGCGCTAGGGACTCCTGCATCGGGAACTCTGACTAATGCTACCGGGCTTCCTCCTGGTGGTGTTGTAGGTACGGCGGCAATCCTTGGAGCCAACACCTTCACAGCCGCTCAAACACAGTCCACTGCCGCAAGCCAAAATCTATCTCGTGTTACCGTGGCATCTCACGCCACAACAGGTGATATTTGGTCAGCCGGGCATCAGATTGACTGGACCGGCACGGCCACGACGACGATATTTCCGAACGCACCACAAGCGGGTGCAGAGCGTGTCTTAATCTGCGCAGGCGCTTGCAGCTTCACCGCTGGTGCGAATATGCTGGTGGACGGCGTGGCAAGCGGAGCGACAGTTACTTGTGCGGCAAATGATCAAGTAATCGTCAGGGCTGTATCTACAACCCAGTTCAAGTTGTCGCGCGTAAAGTATGACGGGACTCCTCAAGTATCTTCTGGAGCAAGTGGCTTGGTTTGCCTGGCCGTGGCGTCAGCATCAAACTCTGCAACAATAAATTTCACGTCACTAATCGACGCCACCTACCCCGAATACGAAATCCATTTTCAGAACGTCATCCCGGCGAGTGATGGGGTGGATATTAGTCTGCGCACTTCTTCCGACGGAGGTTCTACTTTTGCCGCAACAAGCGGAGATTACGGGTTTACCCAAACAGGCACTAATGATGCGCTTACTCCAATCGTCGGTGGCTCTCGCACAGTAACTGGCATCACGCTGAGTTCTGCGATTACAGGTGTATCAAACACAGCGTCGTACGGTGGGTTAAGCGGGAAAGTCGTGCTGATAAAGCCGTCTGGCACAGCATCAAATAAACACTTCATTTTTGAAACACAGACTGCAAACTCCACGACTACAGGGGCGGCTATCGGCAGCGGGGTTCGCTTCAATACAGCAGCGATAAACGCAGTGCGCTTCATCTGCTCCAGCGGGAATATCACCTCTGGAACATTTCAACTATTTGGTGTAAGGGGCTCAGTATGAACAAGATCGTAAACGGTGTCGAAGTCGAGATGAGCGCCGAAGAAGAAGCGGAGATTGTTGCAGAGTGGAATGCAAACATTGCGGCGAAGCAGGCTGGAGCAAAAGCAGTAAAGAACACAGAAATCAACCTTTGGCGTGGGCAGGCCAATTCCTCCACATTCACGCACCTTGGAAAGGTAATTGCTTGCGATGCTTTATCGCGCTCTGATATTGATGGCGTAGCAGGCAGTATTTCACTGACAGGCGCGTTTCCGGTAGGGTTTCCCGGCGCATGGAAAGCAGTGGATAACAGCTACTTGATGCTTCCAACGATTCAGGCTTTCAAAGACCTTTATGCTTCGATGACAGCTCAGGGCGCGGTTAATTTCGCACGGGCGCAGACCTTGAAAGCAGCACTGGCAGCGGCGACAACTCAGGCCGCGATTGACGCGATTGTTTGGTAAGCACCATGTTGTATAGCGACATCAGGCCAAAAATAAAAACCGGCGATGCGCTGTTTTTCAGTGGTGGCAACTGGCGCTCGATTTATGGAATTCAGGTCATGCTGGTGCGTATGTTCAAGCCGTCCAAATGGTCACACGTTGGCATGGCTTGGGTTGCCAACGACCGCGTGTTCATCATGGAGTCTGTCGGGACGGGCATTCGCTTATTCCCGCTATCACGCGAGATTCCGTTTGGCTGGGTGCCGAAGCCTGAACAGCTATCTCAGACGGCGCTCGAATGGGCCTTTGCGCATATCGGCGTCAAGTATCCCCCGAAATGGAAGATGGCACTGAACAAGGCTTTTGGAATGCACGTCGACCTTGATGGTCACATGGACTGCTCCGACTTCTTTACCGGGATTCTTGCGCAGGACCGCATTTACTTTAACTGCGCAGCAGACCCTACAACGCTGTGCGATGAAGTCACCGACCACTGGGGCGGGCTTGAGTTGATAACAGCCTAACGGAGACTCCGATGGCGACAAATAATTATCAAGGTCCAGAGCAGCGCAAACGCGAACCAGTTGGCTGGCATCTTAAAAAAGAAGTCAATCTAACCTTGATCATTAGCGTTATCGGCATTGCTGTGACGTGCGTCATTGGGTACACAGACCTGAAGCGCGACATTGCGCTAATTCAGGCAGACCTTGTCAACACCCGCGTAAAGACCAATGAACTCTCTACCGTTGATGACAGAAATATGCTGGTAGTCAGTGGTCAATATCAAAGGCTTGAGGCGAAACTCGACCGGCTGATTGAGAGGGAACACAAATGACATTTGAAACTTCAATCGCACGGCTGCTTGGAAATGAAGGCGGCCTGGTCGATAACCCAAAAGACCCTGGCGGTTTAACTCAGTGGGGTATCAGCCAGCGTAGTTATCCGAGCCTCAACATTCGGGCATTGACCCGCGAGCAAGCGGAGGCGGTTTATCTGCATGACTTCTGGATGCCGATTGACGCAGACGAAATGCCTGACGCCATTGGATTCCAGCTACTTGACTTCGCTGTAAACAGTGGGGTAGGCACGGCCCTGAGGGTACTGCAACGCGCAGTCGGTGTGGCTGATGATGGGCACATTGGCCCCGTCACGCTTGCAGCCATAAGAGCCGTCGAGCCCCATGACCTAATCATGCGTTTTCTGGCTGAACGGTTGATCTTTATGACCAACTGCGCGAACTGGCCGGATGCTTCTCGCGGCTGGGTCAGGCGAGTTGCCGCAAACCTTAAATTTGGAGCAAGCGATGTTTGACAAATTCAAATCTTTGTTCAATGTCTACCGGGCAGGACAATCGGTAGCGGACGCTGTTTTCTTGAAGAAAAGCCAAATCACCGTGAGCATCATCGCTGTTTTTCTGACTGCGGCAGTCGCTGCAATAAGGAGCTTCGGATATGACCTACTCATCACTGACGGGCAGCTTGATCAGATCGCTGGCACTCTGTTTATTTTTGTCGGCCTGTTCAATGCCCACGCAACCGTGGCGAGCACCACGAAGTTCGGACTGCCCCCGCTACCCGGACCAACTAGCACAGTCGATAGCACAAGCAGCATGGGAATGCCAAATGTGGAAAAGGTATCTGCACCCACAATGCCACGCCAGCGCAGGGCTGCTAACGGAGAAGTCCTCAACGACCTCGACAACAACCACATTTGAGAAGTTCATTCAGTCAATCGACGGGACTGATTTCAAAATCCGTTGCAGCTATTAAAGGAAATCATCATGAACTATCTGCTACTCGTAAAAACCGCTATCGCAGCCATCAAAACAGTGGAAGCACTGATGCCTGAAAGCACAGGAAAAGACAAAGCTGACGCTGCCCTAGCGATGGTTGAGGGCGTGCTGGGCGACATCACAGCACAGACCCCGGCGCTTCTGACAATGTTTACATCAGTCGTGAATTTGCTGCGCTCGGTGGGGCTGTTCAAAGCCAAAGCTGCATAACCAGGAAGCGACATGCCCCTCCAGCAGTTAAAGTTGGCCCCTGGTGTGAACCGGGAAAACACACGCCTTTCTTCAGAGGGGAAGTGGTACGAGTCTGACAAGGTTCGTTTCCGGCAAGGTACCCCTGAGCAAGTCGGGGGTTGGGAAAGGGTGTCTGCAAACACTTTCCTGGGGGTGTGTCGTTCTCTTTTCTCGTGGGTCACTCGCGCCTCCATCAACTATATTAGCTTGGGGACGAACCTGAAGTTCTATGTCAGCAGGGAGGGAGCGTACTACGACATAATGCCTATCCGGGTCACGGTAACGCTTGGCGCAGACCCATTCTCCACTGTCTCTGCTAGCAACACTGTTACCGTCGCAGCCACGGCGCACGGGGCGATAGTAGGGGATTTTGTAACGTACAGCGGGGCGGCAGTTGTCGCGGGGCTTACTCTAAACGGCGAGTACCAGATTACTTCTGTTCCTGGCGTAGATGCTTACTCTTTTGATGCGGGGGGCGCCGCTAGCGGGACTGCGACTGGTGGCGGGGCCTCAGTTGTTGCTGCATACCAGATTAACACGGGGCCAGCAACGCAGCTTCCTACATACGGATGGGGGGCCGGATACTGGGGGGCGAGTACGTGGGGCAACGCTACGCAGGCAGAAGGGGAAGAGATACGGTTGTGGTCCCAAACTAATTACGGGGAAGACCTCGTGTTTGGTCCCCGGTACGGTCCGATCTACTACTGGGCCGCAGCCGCAGGCACCAGCTACCGTGCGGTGAACGTAAACACGATGGGCGGGGTAGTTAGCTTTACTACTGCATCCCCCACACACATGACACTAGGCGCAGCTATATCTATCGGCTCCTCCTTCACCCTCGCCTCTACAGGCACGCTTCCTACTGGGCTGTCGGCGGGGACGACATACTACATCGAGACGCTCACGGGGGACGTAGCAACCATAGTCACTACCCCGGGCGGAACGGAGATAAACGTGACGGGTGCTGGATCGGGCACAAACTCCATTGCACTGCTCCTTGATGTGCCAATATACCAGCACAAGCTGATGGTGTCCGATACGTCGCGCTTCACACTTGCGTTTGGCTGCAACGACCTTGGCAGCACAACCATTGACCCTATGCTGATTCGTTGGTCTGATCAGGAAAACATTCTTAACTGGTACCCACAAGTAACGAACCAGGCGGGCTCGCTGCGGCTGTCGCAGGGGTCCGAGATTTACTCGACTCTGCAGGTACGTCAGGAAATTCTGGTGTGGACAAACACCGCCTTGTACTCCCTCCAATATCTCGGTGCTCCGCTTGTATGGGGCGCTACGCTTATGGATGGCAACATTTCTACAACGCACCCCAACAGTGTGGTGCTGGCTTCCGGGGTAGTGTACTGGATGGGGCTGGAGAAGTTCTATATGTACGATGGCCGGGTACAGACGCTTAACTGCGACCTTCGGCAGTATGTATTTGGAGACATGAACTTCGAGCAGGAGTATCAGGTATTTGGAACCAGCAACGAGGCATTTAATGAAGTGTGGTGGTTCTACTGTTCAGGGGAGTCCCTTGTGGTGGACCGCTACGTTGTGTACAACTATATGGAGAAGATTTGGTACTACGGTACTATGGGACGCACAGCATGGATTGACTCCGGGGTAGAGAGTGCGCCTATTGCAGCAACGTACAGTAATAATCTTGTGTACCAGGAAACGGGTGTAGTTGACGGAGAGGGCGCAACGAACTTGCCTATCTACTCCTACATCACTTCCAGCCAGTTCGATATTGGGGACGGGCAGTCGTTTGCCTTTGTGTGGAGGGTGCTCCCCGACTTGACGTTCCGTGGCTCTGATCCGAATGTTACCCCGCAGGTAACGATGTCCCTGCTGCCACTACAAAACTCTGGTTCTGGATATACAGTTCCACCGTCCGTGGGGGGTAGCAGTACTTACCCGGTGGTGCGCATTGGGGCGTACGAAGTGGATCAGTTTACGGGGCAGATAAACACACGCATACGCGCGCGGCAGATGTCCTTAAAGATAGAGAGCAACACGCTGGGCACGCAGTGGCAGTTAGGTTATCCAAGAATTGATATTCGCCAAGATGGCAGGAAAGCTTGATATGGGCCTCTTAGCACAACGCAACCCCCCAAACCTACCACTGCCCCCGGCAGAGTACAGCCAGTCGTACATGAATTTGTTGACCAACGCTATACGCCTGTTCTTTAACAATATAAACTCGGTGCAGCATATTTCTATTGCTCGTCTGAGTATTGACTTGAGCACCTTGCCAACAGAAGCCGCTTTAGCCGAACTGCGGGCAGGCGACGTGTATCGAAACACCGCAGATAACACACTGAGGATTAAAGTATGACTATTAATCAAGCCAGCACGCCACAAGCGCCAACCTCTAACTATCCAGTAGCTACCCCCGAGCAAAGGAATGCGGGGCTGCAGCAGCTTGCGCAGGGGCTGCAGGGAATTCTGGCGACTGGCAATAGCGCCGAAGCACAGCGTATCTACAATGAGAAACAGCAGCAGTATGGCTTCACTGACGCGGAGTTTGCGCCGTTCACAGCCGGAATGGGTGTTGGTGGGAGCGGGGGTTTTAGTGCGCAGAACGTAACTAATTGGGCGCAGCAGGGCCTAGCCGACGCCCCGCCTATGCGGAATGCTGTAGCTGATAATCCAGGCGACATAACGCCACCTCCACCACAGCCCCCTCCTGCAGCCGACACCGTAAACACGCTGCAAAATGCTGGGCTGCAGGACACCACGCAGGGAGGTGTGCTAGCAGGTGTCCCGAATGCGGACCCTCGTTTGGCTGGTGGTTGGGGGACGATGCCATACGACTTGGCCGATCTGGGCGCGCAGCTCGCGCCCATGATTAACTCGGGCCAAACGGAGGCCGCCCGGGCGCTGTACAACGCGCAGAAAGCACAATACAACTTCACGGACGCGGCCTTCGGGGCTAGAAACGCAGACAGAGGGACAGCGGGCGCGATTGGGTGGAAGGCGTCTGATATAGCGCAGTGGGCAAACCCGCAGCAGCCTGCATACAGCGATGCAAACAGAACCTTCACACCAGCGCAGACAGCTTCTTTTTCACAAAGTGGGTATCTAGCCCCTCCCTCTGCTAACTACAACGCAAACGTACATATTGGTGTACTTGGTGGAAAGCGGGCACTGTTTGCATCAGACGGGTCCATCATAGCTATACCCGAAGAGACTGGTGCAACTCCGCAAGTAGCCGGGTATGTCCCAACGGGCACGCAGCAAAGCCCTTCACAGCTACTAGCCCGCATGAATGGGACGCCCTATACGACGCCAACGCAAGGAGCCAACGGAGCATGGACAGAAACAAATACCGCGTCTGCAGCGCCCTCCACCACGGAAATAACGAGCGCCATTAACACGTCGCGCGCGCAGGGGTTCTCGGAGGCAGACATCGCCACTGGGTTGGCTCGTTATGGGCTTACCCCTGCACAGGCTACTGCTGCGCTAACTGCCAACCCTCGGGCTACTGCGGCTCCGCCAGGTACTGCAGCCACGCACGCCACCAATGCGCAAGCAGCGGGTACCGGCACTGTCGGGGCACTGCAGAACGCAGGGCTACAGGAATCTACCAACCCTTTTGCGCTGAACTATGATCAGTTTATGGCGGCCACCACGCCTTTTATGTCGGGCCGTGATCAATGGAGTGATCCAAATGGGAACGGCCCACAATTACAACTGGCTAATGGACAAATATGGCAACCACAAGGTAGTGGTTCTGGTATCACGCATCACGCGGCGGGGGATGTACCGCTAGCAATCCAAGGGCCGGAGACAAGTTTCGGAGACTATCCTGATCTAGCACTTCAGAATCCGGCACAAGACATGACTCCATACGCCACAGAACAGTGGACCGTGAATGGGGATTTATCGGCTTTGCTTGGGCAGCCTGACTCAAATCAGCATACTTCTGTGACTTATGAAAGGCAGGGGGATCAACTGGTGCCTATTGGCCCTAACACCAACTGGATGTATGACAACCAGTCGCACACATTGATCCCCTCTGATTTCGTAAAAGGGGCGGTGATCGCCGGAGGAGCAGTGCTTGGTGCAGGCGCGCTAGCTGGAGCTGGCGGAGCGGCGGCAGGAGCAAGTACCGCAGGAGCGGCAGGGGCTGCGGGGGGTACGAGTTTGCTTGGCACCATTGGCGCTCTACCTACTACCATCGGAACAAGTCTGGGGCTGACCGGAACTTCCGCTAGCATGGTTGGTACAGGGGTGCTCAGCACGATCACTAATCTCGCCCGGGGACAAGATTTGCAGGATGCACTGACCGGGGGCATCAAGAGCGGCCTGACAGCAGGAATACTGAATACACTGACTTCTTCTGCCGCAGACGCACTGAAACCACTGCTTGCAGGTACGGGGGTTGACCCGGCAACGGCTGCCCGGCTTGGTGTTGCTGCGCTTACGGGGAACACTGCTGGAGTAGTTACTGCAGGATTGAGCGCGGGCATAGATGGCCTGTCCAGGCTTAGTGGGGTAACTCAGTCTGATCTTCCGAGCTGGCTCTCAAGAAACAACGTAACTGGCGCAGCGAACCTTGGACTTGGCCTGCAGAGTGGCAACATTGCGCAAATTCTTAGCGGCGCTGGGGCGCTAACAGGCAGCTCCGACGTAAATACAGCAGCAAAAGCGGCAGCGCTTGTAGCCGCAGCGAGGTCTGGTAACTGGAACGCGATATCTGCTTCGGCAGGTGCGTTGGATAAGGCGCTGGGCGGTTCTGGAACTCCTGCAGTACGCACTCCGGCTGCTAGAACTTCCGACGCAACGGGGTACGACGCGATCAATGCGCTGCAGACTGCTGGGCTTACACAGAATCCAGAAGGCACACTATCCTTGGCAGACACCATAGCTATGGGGGCCACCCCTACACCTGCCGACATTCAGACAGAAGCTACTACTGCGGGACTTACCCCCGAAGAGCAAACAGTACTGACTCGCACGCTTAACCCTGATGGGGACAGTACCGCCCAAGCGCAGCCTGCCTACCAAGTAATTTCCGATGCTGCACAGGCAGCAACACGGCTTGGTCCCGCTTTTGCAGCCAATGATCCACGCATTATCTCTATTGCCAGCAAGAGCCCGCTATTGGCAGAACTATTATCCCGTGCGCTGGGAGTAGCAAGTATTGCACTGACGCCCACGGCGCTGAACACCGGAGAAGACGCAGCACTAGCTGCGCGCCGGACGCTTCCTCCGACTATTGATGCTTCTTCCGTTCCTGCTGTCGCACCGCAGGCCGCGTCACCTACGCCCACACCCACACCTGTCGCCCGTGTAGCTCCGCTAATTCCGTTGACACCCCTATCGCCCACAGAAATACCTGCTTCTGAACCTATCCCAGAGGTAGTTGTTCCGGAAGCGCAGCCCGCGCCGCAACAACAGCCAGTTCCGTTTGACCCATTCGAGCCCGCTACTTATCCCACGCCAGCAGAAGACCCTGGGTTCGATATACAAGACCCCGCTACGTGGCCGAAGACACAGCCGCAACCAGAGACGCAGCCGGTTCCGGAAACTGTTCCAGAGCCAGAGCCTGCGCGGCAGCCTGTTCCAGTGACACAACCAATACCCGCCCCTGCCCCGTTTGATCCGTTCGAGCCTGCGACGTACCCCACGCCGGAAGAAGACCCTGGCTTTGATATACGCGACCCTGCTACGTGGCCGCAGCCGGAGACCCCGCGTGTGGTAGAGGGACCACCTGTCGTTACGCCTCCACCTGTCGTTACGCCTCCACCTGTCGTTACGCCTCCACCTGTCGTTACGCCTCCACCTGTCGTTACGCCTCCACCTGTCGTTACGCCTCC